AGATCAACTACGGCAACGGGCTGCCGGTGGTCCAGCTCACCGAAGACGACGTTGTCATCCGGATCTGGCTGCCGAGTCCGGCTCACCGGGTGGAGGCTGACTCGCCGTTCCGCGCGCTGCTGCCGATCCTGTCCGAGATCGAGTGGCTAACCCGGCACGTCTTCGCCCAGATCACCTCCCGACTGGCCGGCTCGGGCATCTTGATGATGCCGCAGGGAATGAGCTTCCCGCCGCCGCCGGAGCAACTGAACGAGGATGGCACCACCTCCGCCAGCAAGCCGCAGAACGACGCCGACGCCTTCATGCTCACCCTGGCGGACGCGATGATGGCACCGATCGACGACCCGTCCTCTCCATCAGCGGTGATCCCGATCGTGGTCACCGCACCCGACGATGCGATCGACAAGGCCCGCCTGCTGACCTTCTGGAGCGAGCTGGACGCGGCGTCGATGTCGCTCCGCAACGAGGCGATCCGCCGGTTCGCGCTCGGCATGGACCTCCCACCGGAGCAGGTGCTCGGCATGTCCGGCACCTCCACCGGAGCCAGCTCGGGCACCGTCAGCCACTGGGGTGCCTGGCAGGTCGAGGAGTCGACGATCAAGCTGCACATCGAGCCGATGCTCGACGTGATCGTCAACGCCCTCACCATCGGCTACCTGCGACCGCTGCTCGACGAGGGCAGCACTACGGTTGTCGCCTACAACTCCTCTGCGCTGCGGCTTCGGCCAGACCGTAGCAAGGAGGCCTTCGAGCTGTACGACCGAGGGCTGATCACAGCAGAGGCCCTACGCCGTGAGAACGGCTTCAGTGACGATGACGCGCCAGACGATGCGCAGTTCCAGCGCTGGCTTACCATCAAAGTTGCGTCGGGTTCGGCCACACCGGAGCAAGTCCAGGCTGCCCTAGGCGTGCTTGGCGTCGATCTCGGCCCGGTCACCGGCTTGGTTTCACGGGAAACCAGACCTGACCCTTCGCTGGAGGAGCATCCCAGACGGCCCCGCACCCCGGACGAGAACGCACTGGTTGCCGCCAGCGAGGCGCTCGTTTTCCGGGCATTGGAACGAGCGGGAAATCGGCTTCGGCAAAGTGTCGCTAAGCCGCCTGGGGTGCCCGCCTACGAAACCCACATCTATGTCAAGGCCAACGGCACTGCGGAGAAGCTGCTGGACGATGCCTGGTCCTGCGCTCCGCAGGTGCTGGACGGGATCGCCGATCCGCTGATCGTGGTGCCGGTGCTGGCCAGCTACTGCGCCTCGCTGCTGAAGGAGCAGAGCGCTCACCGGCGTGACCGGTTGGTGAACTGGCTGAGGCTGGCCGATCAGGTCTCCGCATGACTGACGAGTTTGCTGCCCGCCGACGGGTGATGCAGGACGACGCCATCGCGACGCTCCTGCCGCAGGTCCGCGACTTCATCGACCAGGGCGTGTCTGCCGCACCGGAGCTGGCCGAGGTGATGACGCAGCTGTACATCGACACCTATCTATCCGAGGGTGGCGACCGCCGAGCCCGGACCGCCGGATTCATCCACTCGATGCGCAGCGTGCTGGTCCACACCGAGCCGGACTCCGATCCGACCACCGTCGCCACCTGGCTAGCGGTAGCCGCCATCAACGCCGCCACCGTGCAGGCCGCGTCCGACGATCCCGCGCCCACCTTGTTGAAGTGGACGACGATGCACGACACCAACGTCCGGGAGGCGCACGCCGCTGCCGACCGGCAACGTCGACCGGCTGGCGCATACTTCCACGTCGGCGGCGAGAACCTCAGATACCCCGGTGACCCTCGGGGCCGGATCGAGAACACCATCAATTGCCGCTGCATCCTGCAGCCTGTGCCGGTCAATCAGGTTGCCTTGCTGGCTGCCATGAAGGAGAACGCCATGCCTCTCGAATCTCCCCTCGCCTGGCACGGTGTGCTGGCCCCCGAGGATGAGTGGTCCGGGGACGGTCGTCGGTTTGCCGCCGGCGCGCTGCGCAACCGGGATCTGCCGCTGCCGCTCACCTGGCAGCGAGCCTCCGGTGAGGGTCACGACGGCTCTGTGGTGGTGGCCCGGATCGACAGCATCGAGCGGATCGACAACATGATCCACGGCGAGGGTGTCTTCATCGACACTCCGGAGACAGATGAGGTCGTGGGGCTGATCGCGGAGTTCGGCAAGTTCGGTGTCTCCATCGACGCCGACGACTCCGAGTTCGAGTTCGACGAGGAGGAGAACAAGGTCACCTTCACCAGCGCCCGAATCGCGTCCGCTTCCCTGGTCTCGATCCCGGCCTTCGCTTCTGCCTACGTTGCGCTGGGAACTTGGGCCGACGCGAACAAGCCCTTTCCGCCGAAGGATGATGCACCGCCTGAAGAGGACCCGGAGTGCGATCCCGAGTCCCCGGACTATGAGGACTGCCTGGCGAAGAAGGCGCAAGAGAAGGGCCTGGACGCACCTCCCGAAGCCGCGTGGGTGAAGGTCGATCCGAGCCCGGATGGTGAGCAGGTCCCGGTTAGTGCCGGCCTAGCCACCGGTGGTGCCGTGGTGGAGATGATCAGCGAGGAGTCCTGGGACGGCAGTGCAGGCCGGTTCACACCGGAGCAATGGAAGAAGTCGACCATCCTGCATGTCTGCGACGGGCTGGAGAAGTCCTGCCATAAGCTGCCGATTCGGGAGCCCGGCGGCGCGCTCTCCCGGGCCGGTGTGCACGCCGCCGCCTCTCGCTTCAATCAGGTTGATGCTCCGGCTGAGGCCAAGGCGTCGGCCGCTCGGCAGCTCCGGGGTGCGTACAAGCAGCTCGGCGAAGAGGTGCCCGACGTACTGAAGGCGAGCAACAGCACCGATGAGTTCGGCCGGGGTCCGGGCTGGCTTACCAACCCAGAGGACACTCGGCGGATCTGGGCCTACTGGACCCAGCCGGGCCACGAGGGCTACGCCAAAATCAACTGGGGGGTGCCAGGCGATTTTTCGAGATGCAGAGTGCTCGTCGGCGAAGAGATCGGTGAGAACAGTCCCGACAAGCTCCGGTTCATTAACCAAATCTGCGCGCAGTGGCACCACGACGCCACTGGGTTCTGGCCAGGCCATGCGCCAGCTGAACTGCGAGTGGAGACTGATACCATAGGCCATGCCTGCGAAACCTGCACCGCTGTCCGCAAGATTCTGGTCAAAGGTGGACCGGAAGGGGCCGGACGAGTGCTGGCTCTGGATGGGAGCCAGGGGAATTTTACGACCAGGCCGGAGGGATCAGTATGGTCAGCTCTGGCGAGCGGACGGGCCACCGTTGGCGGCGCACCGAGTGGCGTGGGAGGTACAGGTCGGCCCGATACCGCCGGGGATGACAGTGGACCACGTCTGCAGGGTGCCATTGTGTATGAACTCAGCTCACTTGGAGCTGGTCACACGAGCGGAGAACACCAGGCGGCAGTGGGACGTGCGCGGGCGCGCCTTGGTCTGCCCCAGGGGTCACCTCAAGACGGGAAGGATGAGGAAGCGGCGGTCAGACGGTACCTGGGCGGAGTACGCCCGCTGCCTAACCTGCCATCGAGAGGACGCTCAGCTCCGGCGCTCTCGCTCGTAGCTAGTGGTGGTCAAGGTCACAAGGCGCCGGCGGCCTGGTTCACCGATCCGAAACTGAGTGGTCCGACGCACCTGACGGTGACCGATGAGGGGCGGGTGTTCGGGCATATCGCGTCTTGGTCCGTATGCCACATCGGCTACGACGGGGTCTGTGTCGCGCCGCCGTCCAGCGCGTCTGGCTACGCCTACTTCGCCACCGGCCGAGTGCAGCTGGATAATGGCGGACAGGCTCAGACGGGTGTCATTTCCCTTGGTGGGGGTCATGCTGGATCCCGGATGGGTTTTCGGGCCGCAGCCGCGCACTACGACTCAACCTCTACAGCGGTGGCCGACGTGAGCGTCGGCGAGGACGAGCACGGCATTTGGTGCGCTGGCTGGGTCCGGCCCGGTGTTGACGACAACACTGTCACCGCCCTGCTGGCCTCCGACGTGTCTGGCGACTGGCGCGAGATCGGCGGTCAGATGGAGATGATCGCGGCCCTCGCGGTCAACGTGGCCGGCTTCCCGATCGCGGCCGTGCACAACAAGTCCCAGGTCACCCTGGTGGCCGCCGGCGTGGTGCACCACGAGGAGGATGCCCTCGCTGCGCTGATCGCCAAGGCGAGCGAATATGCGGTTGCCGCTGCTTTCGAACGCCGGGCCAAGATGGCGCGGCTACGCGAGCGGGTCGGAACATGAGGTACAGCAGGCTCGGCATTGTGGCGGTCGCGCTCGGCCTGGTCCTACTCACCGCCGGGATTACCGCTGGGGCCACGTCGAGTGACGCCTGCCAGAAGGTGTACACGTCCAACACCTTGTCGAACCTGCAGAAGTACATCGACTGCCGAGAGGATCGGCAAGACGCTGCGCTTGCCCGGATCGAGGCAAGGCTGCCGACCACCGACCCGACGACGGAGCCGCCGACCACCGCGCCGCCGACCAGCATCCCGCCGACCAGCATCCCGCCGACATCGCCACCGCCTGCCCCGTCCGGGGTGTGTGATCCGGCCAAGGCTGCGTTCACCTTCACCGGCCAGGGTTCGCGGGGCATCGACGGAAACTACGACGCCTCCGCCGAGCAGTGGGGCGTGGCCGGCTACAACTACAAGTCGACGATGGGCGTCTGCGACCACAACTCCTGGTACGTCGATGTCACCACCGACAACGTCAAGGGCGACGGTGCGGTCAAGGCGTACCCGTCGATGCGGCGGATCTACCACGACTGGTCGACCCAGGACTTCTCCAAGGACCCGAAGCTGTCGTCCTTCCCGCAGCTGAAGGTCGACTTCGCCGCCACCGACCCTGCTTCGTGCAGCGGCTGCATCTACGACACCGCGTTCGACATCTGGCTGAACGGCATCGGCGGGTCAAATAACACCGAGCTGATGATCTGGACCCACAACGTCGGCCAGCGCCCGTACGGCAGCAAGGTCGCCTCGGGGATCAACATCAGCGGTCATACCTGGGACCTGTGGTCGGGCAACTCGAATCACTACATTGCCTACGTGCCGACCGACACCAGCAACATCACCTCCGGCACGCTCGACGTGAAGACGTTCGTCGCTGACCTGGTGGCCCGGGACCGGATGGCGGCGACGAGCCTTCCCGGCGGACAGACCGACCCCTACGTCGGCCAGGTCTCCTTCGGCGTGGAGCCGGTGTCAACTGGTGGCGTCAGCAAGCACTGGGACTTCACGAAATTTGATATTCAGGACAGCTGAGAGCAGAGGGTGACCATGCCGTGCAACTGCGGGAGCAAGAGCAAGAACCAGGTCTGGGTCTTCGTCGGTAAGGACGGAACCCAGAAGGAGTACTCGACCGAGATCCAGGCTCGGGCTGCAGTGGTCCGGGCAGGTGGCGGCAAGGTCGTCGCCAAGGCGATCTGAGATGGTCTGCGTACTGGTTCCGCTCGGCCCGGCCTGTGTCGACATCACCGGCATCCGGGCGGGCGACCAGAACCTGATCGTGATGAGCTTTACTTCAGGTGGCGCTCCGATCGACCTGACTGGAGCGGTCGTCGAAGCTCAGGCTCGGGCCACCCCGTTTGCGACCGAGATGATCGAGGCGGTCATCGAGATCACCGATCCGGTCGGCGGTCACGTCAACGTGCGTTGGCCTGGTGATCAGGTGATGACGATGCTGGCCGGTAAGCCGGTCTGGAACGGCGTCTGGGACCTGCAGGTCACTCAGGGCAGTGATGACCCGCAGACCCTGGCGGCTGGGTCGTTCAGCGCCGTGATGGATGTGACCAGGTGAGCCAACCGCACATCATCGCTGTCCCGATCGTCCCGCAGGTCGACATCGACATCGAGACCCTTCAGTCCTTCGTCAGTGTCGACACGCCCGGTGTATCGGTCGGCGTCCCTGGGATCACCGGACCAGAAGGACCGGAGGGACCAACCGGACCCAAAGGGGCAACCGGGGATCCTGGACCAGTCGGACCGGAGAACCCCTCGACCGTGGACGCGGTCAAGGTCACCCCGCAGACCTTCACGACACCTCAGCAGACTCAGGCTCGAACCAATATCGGCGTGGTTGGCAAGGGAGAGCTGACCCTCAATGTCAAGGACTACGGGGCAGTAGGCGACGGGACTACCAACGACACGACCGCCGTCCAGGCGGCCATCAACGCCGCCAATACGGCCGGCGGCGGGGAGGTGTTCTTCCCGAACGGCACCTACAACGTGCGAACAGCACTCACCCTGTACAGCAAGGTCGCGCTTCGCGGCGTCCGTGGTCGCTCCACACTCCTCATCGGAGGCACCCAGACCAGCGGAATCGCCGTCGTCTCGCGTATCTCCCCGTCGATCATCGACCTGATCGTCGATGGGAACGCTTCCACGACCATCAACCAGCTGGTATTCGTCTCCGGTGGCTCCGGGCTGACGGTCGCCCGCTGTCGATTCACCAACGTCGCGACGGCTAACGCCTACGGAATCCTGCTGTCCACCGCCACCACCGACGTGCAGATCTCCGACAGCGATTTCTCGGTGATGCAACGCGGCGTCGGCATGACTACCGCATCCGCACGGGTGACGATCAGGGACAGTCGGTTCTTCTCGCTGGGCGGTTACGGAACCTACGGTGTCAGCAGTGCCGGCTCGGTCCTGGCCGACATCCTCGTCAAGGGCAATCACTTCTCTGCGATCGGGGTCACCGGGACCGTAGGGCGTCAGCCGGTGTACTTCACCGGCGGCGCTGTCGGTGTCTATGCCGACCGGGTCCGAATTGTCGACAACGTCGTCATCGGCAACGGCACCCACTACAACGGCGGTACCGGCAACGGTGACCTGATAGCTGCCTACGGCCTGTCCGACTCCGAGGTTGCCGACAACACGGTGCTCTACGGCGGCGACGTAGGGATTGCGGTGTGGCGGTCACGGCGGACCACAGTCACCGGCAACGTGACGGGTCGGAACAACACCAACGGCATCTGCTTGATGGAGTCCTTCAACTGCACGGTCACTGGCAACGTGGTGTGGTCGAACCGGGCCGACTATGGCTCTGAGTTTGCAGCCATCATCAAGGGCGGCATCCGTGCCCTTCTCAGCTCTACCGGCAACACCATCACCGGCAACCGATGCTTCAACGAAGCGGCCACCCCAAGCCAGGACTACGGCCTCGTCTTCGAGGCGGGCTCCAACAACAACATGGCCATCGGCAACCTGCTGGATGGCAACGCCGTCGGACCGATTTCTGACTTGGCCACCGGAAACCAGACCGGTCGCCGTCTCGTCTACCTGTCGTCCGAACATGGTGTGAGGGGCGACAACACCACTGACGACTCGGTCCAGTTTCAGTCCTGGCTCAACACAGCGGCCACTCTTGGCCTGACCGCTCAACTCGATGCCGGCGCGGTGGTGCGTCTGGTCTCGGCAATCAATGTGCCCAGCAACACCCGTCTCAACCTCAACGGCGGCAGGCTCCGTAACGCCTCCGGGTCGACCAGCGGCCGGATGCTGGTCTGCACCTCTGTCTCCAACGTCACCATCAGCAACGGCGTCCTGGACGGTGACAAGGCCTCGTTCGCCGCCGTCACCGAGCAGCGGCACAACCTGCACATCATCAACTCGCAGCGGATTACTGTCACGGACCTGACGACCCAGAACGCCAAGGGTGACGGCATCTACATCGGCGACGATGTCACTGGTGCATCATCCGACCTCACCTTCAGCAACCTGCTAGTGACGGGGAACCATCGCAACGGCGAGTCCATCTCCGCCGGGAAGCGGGTCCGACACTTCGGCTGTCGCTACACCGCCAATGGTGGGACCTCACCGCAGTCCGGGGTTGACATCGAGCCCAACACTGACGCCGCCAACTGGGAGAGCATCGACTTCGTCTCCTGCATCTTCGATGCCAATGTCTGGGACGGTGTGCTGGTCCAGGCCAAGTCCGGAGCACCGACCGCGCGTCAAGCTGGGGTTCATTTCACCGACTGCCACAGCATCGGCAACGGCACTGGTGCCAGCGGCTTCCCTGATCTGGGCAACGGACTGGTGGTTCGCTGGGCCGGTAACCTCACCTGGATCGGTGGATCGATCCGGAACAACTTCCTGCGCGGGGTGTATTTCCGGGACACAGTGTCCAACCTTCGCTTCGACACTGATGTGACCAGCAATGGGAACGAGGGCTACTCCCAGCCGGCTGGAATCATCAACGATCTGGTCATCCGTGGCTACGTCGGCAGCAATGGATCGAGCGGAACCTTCGACGGGATCAACCTCGCCGGAGCCGGGTCCCGAGTCCTGGTTGATGCCATCTGCGCCAGCAACACCCGCTATGGCCTTCGAACCGTCACGAACTGGAACAACGTCACGGTTGGCGCGGGCTGTCGCTTCCCGAGCAACACCACCGGCACGGTGAACCTCGGCGATGCGATCGATTCTCGCGTCGTACTGGCACAGGAGGTTGGCTGGCGAGTTGGCGGCGTGGCTGCCTCAGCTGCGATCAGCACCCGCACAGCTGGCGATACCAGCGATCGCATCCAAGCACGCTTCGACGGACGGCTGACCTGGGGACCAGGCACGGCTACCGGCGACGTGACACTGGAGCGTCTGGCGGTTGGAGTACTGGGGGTGGGTGCAGCTCACGTGGTTCGTTTGGGCCGTAACGCCACAGCGAGCCGTCCCGATCCGGTGATCGCTGGGGCCGGTGGCAGCTGGTACGACACGACCCTCAAGAAGCCGATCTTTTCCGATGGTGCCGTGTGGCGCGACTCGGCTGGGACTGCCGTCTAGAACTTGGCCACGTACGCAGCTGCGGTCTGGGTCTGAGTCGAGTTGACCCTGCCGCCGGTGAACAACTCGTAGCGGGCAGGGTAGCCACCGATGTTGAAGTACGTCTCGTAGACCACCTTGCCAGCGCTGGTGCCAGAGTTGGTGGCCAGCCAGTCGTGGAAGACGCTCATCAGCGCTGGCGACTCACCGCCACCACCGCCACCAGCAGCGGCGACCGAGGAGTTACCCCACTCCGGGAAGGCGATCGTCTTTCCCCGGGCCGCCGCCGCGCTCTGTAGCGGGGTGATCCGGGTCAGAAAGTTGGACTGCAGGCAGCTATCCGTGCCGCACCATGGCCACTCGTTGTAGAGGTCGATGCCAACCACGTCGAACGCTGCCGGACTGGGCCACATCTCGTTCGGCATGGTCCGCCCTGCCGCCGTCGGCAGCACGATTTTGACCGCCGGGAACTCGCGCCGGAGGGTGGCGACGGTTCGGGAGAAACCTCGAACGAAGTCGGCCATCCCTTGCGCGGTGCGCGGAACGGAGTAGGTCATCCAGTCGCCGTTGAACTCGTAGTAGGGGGCGACGTAGGTGGTGCCACGACCATCGCGCTGAGTCTTCAGGTTCTTCCCCATCGCGGTCCAGAAGGCGTCGTTGCCGCCGTTGGCCTCGCTCGCCCAGCCGTTCCAGCTCGCCGGTGCCGCCGACACTGACATCGGCCCACGCCAGGCGTTCCACTCACCGCAGTTGTCGCAGCCGGCGATCTTCGGAGCGAGGGTGTAGAGCGCTGGGTCGTTCACCCAGGTCTCGCCAATCTCCACCGGACTGCCACGCCAGGTGCCGAAGCTGCCGTTCGCGGCCTCCCCGCCAGCCGCACCGGACAGCCAGTCTCCGGTGATCGGCGGCGCGGTGGTGGGTGGCGAAGTCGGTGGCTGAGTAGTGGGCGGTTGGGTGGTGGGCGGTTGTGTAGTGGGCGGCTGAGTGGTGGGTGGAGAGGTCGGCTCCAGCTTGCGGAGCCGGTCGTCCAGGTCGGAGTACAGACAGCGAGTGAGTCTGTCCCCGGTGCGACCGACGCACAGCCCTGGTCGGGGCGGTTGAGCCACCGCAGTGGTCCCCACCAGGAGGAGAATGGCAGTCAGAATGACTACGCGAAGCACTCGCATCGGGGGACCAGCTTCCTCCCCCCACAGAGAGGGTAACGGCTCAGGCTGCCAACGGCTAGCGTGGCAGTGTGAGGTCTAGGCGAGGTCCGCCATATGCAGTACTCGACTTCTCCAGTTTAGAAAGGGACACTTTCGCCATGACATCAGAACCGCAAGAGGAAGAGGTCGAACTCGACCCCGAGGATCAAGGGGGTCCTGACTTCGACGACGACCCGGAGGAGGACTACCCCGAAGGTGAGGCAGAAGCAGGTGACGCCGGCGAACCCGACGAGCCTGAGGATGCCGACATCGATGTGTCGGACATCGAGGAAGCTGACGACGAGGAGGACAAGCCAGATGGTGCGTGAGGATCGACGCCTGAGGCGTCCGAAGGACTCGGTCCGGGCCGCTCGTCGCTGGAAGACGTGCCGAGTGGGAATGTGCCTGAGCACCGTGCAGGAGTGGATGGGCGGCATTCATGGCATTCCATGGGCCGAGGCTGCCTGGGTGAAGTCACGGCAGAAGCATCGTGGCGATCGGAATCCGCCCGCCGGTGTGCCGGTCTTTTGGCACAACCCAAAGAGCAAGTACGGTCACATCGCGCTGTCCGTCGGCGGTGGCCGCTGCCGCTCAACCGACTGGCCACGTCGTAATCAGGTCGGCGAGGCCCGGATCGACGAAATCACTCGGCGCTGGGGGCTGCGCTACCTGGGTTGGACCGGGGACATGCCTCCTGCAGGGGACATTCCCGGAGTGAAGAACTAGGGAGTCTCGATGGCCACGGTCACGGAACCGGCAAGGCTGAAGTGGTGGAGTCGGATTCCGTGGTCGTGGCAGGGGGCGGTCGCCTTCACCCTGTCCGCCACGATCATCGTGGGCATGACGATCCTGTGCCTGGGGGTCGCCTTCCGGGTGCAGGGCTCGCCGATCCCCGAGGGCTTGGCTGCCCTACTCACCGCCGTCATCTCGGCGAAGGTCGGTATCCTCGGCACCTTCCTCGGCCGATTCGGCAGCGGGACCAGCACCAATGCCAAGAGCCCGAACGAGAAGGTTGCAGCAGCAAAGAAGGCAGACAGTGCCGCTCAAGCCTGAAGAAACGAAGATCTCCTTCTCCTGGCAGGGGATCACCGCGCTGGCTCTCGCCGTCGGTGTGTTCCTCTCGGTGTCGATCATCTGCATCAGCCAGGCCGTCAAGCTGATCCACGGCATCGACCTGTCGCCCGCTGGGATCAACCTGCTGACCGCAGTGCTGTCGGCCCTGGTCGGTGCGACCGGTGTGTTCCTCGGCAAGGTCGCCATGCCGGAGGAGAAGAAGCCAGACCCACCGGTTGAACCCCCAACTTCGGGGTAACTGCAGACCCTGAGGCCGTTCTCGGGGGAGACGGCCTCACCAAAAGCTCTGGTTCGGCTCAAGGTTTGCCACCGAATCTGAACCTGTGATCTACCTGTGATTTGATCGTGGCTCCGTCAGGGGGCCACGGGGCACCCATCTCTCACAGGAGGACGCATGAAGAAGTTCCGCACCGTACTCGCCGCATCGGCACTCGCCGTCGGTGGAGTCGCTGCATCCGTTGCGCCGGCTTCGGCCGGAGTCAACGGCATCGGTCATCACCCACAGCCAACCCCGGTCGCTCAGCATGTCGTGCTGAACACCACCCTGGGTGCGGGCGAGGCCTGTCGCTTCCCGGTCCGGGTCCATCTCGATGCCAACGTTCGGGTCTGGCAGCGTGGTGACGAGCGGGTCATCCGGATCACCGACGAGAACATCCGGGTCCGCGCGGTGGCTCCGCACTACGAGGGCAAGCACGGCTACCCCGTTGCTCGGCCGACCTTCCAGGTTCGCGATGGCGAGGCAACGCTGCGTCAGCGCAACACCCGTCGGGATCGGGTCGACGAGCAGGGCAAGGGTGCTCAGCTGCTGCTGATCGACCAGCGAATCAGTCGGAACAGCGCTCGGCACGCATCGCTCATCTTCACCACCGGCGAGACCCGCTCGCGGCTGAACCGGGACGATCGGAACGAGATCCTTCCGTTGATCCGGCTCCGTTCGCTCAGGGGCGAGTACGTCAACGTCTGCGACGAGGTGGCTCCGGTACGGGGCGGTCACCACAAGTAGCCGAACAGCACGAGACCCGGGGCGATTGCAGTCGCCTCGGGTCTTTGTGTCTCCTGCCCCGTTTAAGACGAGTCCGCCCGGAGGGGGTGCCCCGGACACCTGGGGGGCGGATCCGAGACTCGACGGGCTGGACTCGTCTTCACCAGCCTACGTAATCAAAGCTTCAGCGGATGCCCCTTGGCGTAGCGAGTCGACAAAGTTCCGCTCAGCCCGCTCTCGGGTCGGACGTACCAGCGGTACGTCTCCCCCTTGTCGATGTCGCCCATCCAGACCGGCCACCAGTAGAAGTCGTCCTCTCCACCGGGAAAGGTGGGGCTGCTGTAGCAGGTTGGGTCGTCGGCCTTTACTCGGAGTAGCCAGACATCGAGCTTGGTCGGCTTGGACGACTTCAGTCGCATCTTGAGGTTGCCCGCGACGAGCGCATAGCCCTCCCGATCGACAGTGATCTCAGCCACCGCCTGGGCCTTTCCGGCCTGCAGGGTGATCGAGTCGGTGAGCTTGCCGGAGTACCACGGGGGAGTGCTCATGCCTGCAGTGTGGCATTTAGGCCGGACCTAATCACCCCTTCACCAGGGGAGTCGGTCGTCAGACTCGTCTGTGAGGTGTACTGTCCCGGCAGGAAGACTTTCCACTGGACCTTGGTGCCCGGGAACTCGACGCGCTTGGCGCAGCCCCATTTCGAGCCGAGGAGCTAGGTCCGTGGACCTCAACAAGAACATCGCAGAGCTGGCTGACGACGCCCTGGCGAGCTACGCCACCGACGTGCGGACCGCCTTCAAAGAGATCGCGTCCATGGATGCGCCGACCGAGGCCCAGCTCACCGAAGCCGAGGGCTACGCCGACCACCTGGAAGCCATCGCCGCCGAGCAGGC